ACACAAAGTCGGGGATTGTAGAACAAAGAGTAAAGTAATAAAAGATAATGGCACCTGTAAACTCACTAGCTGACGTTCAAGGCATCCTTAATCAAATTAAGGGTGTCGATTTATCAGATTCTTCCATTGAGCAAACACTGAGTGGCTTTGTCTATGCAGGGTTCAATGCAGTTGAGATGTGGAAAATGATTGGCAGTACACCAGGCTTTGATCCTAAAGACATAGCCTTGTTGATATGTGCTTGCCTTCAGAAAGGGTATGGACTCAAGAAATTCTCCACTAAAGTCAAACAAACTGCTGCTAAGAACACCATAGATGCCATTGTCCTTAAATACAACATCAAGCCAACCTCTAAAGATAGCTCTGATCCAACTTTGCAAAGGATAGTTTCCACTTCAGGCATCATTGCATTCAACTGCTACCAGCATGTGCTAAGCAAAGGCAGACTGAACCTAGCAGTACCTGCTGCCTCATTAGGACTCAAATGCCCTGATGTTGTGGGTTGTTCTTTCATCAATAGCATCATTGGCACTGTGACTGAGACATCAGTTTGGGAGCCTGTCTTGATTGTGAATGAGTATCTTCAAGCTCAGGTCACGATGAAAACTATGTCAGAAGAGAATAAAAAAGCTCAAAACATAACAACTGTGGCAGAGGCTATGTTGAAGAACAGAGCTTTCTCTGAAGCTGCTAGGAGCAGTCCAATCGTCCCATCTGGTGACGATAGAATGGTTCTGTTAAACTATTTCAGAGGTACCAACTACAACTTCAGCCCAGTCAGCAGAATTCCTGAGGAGATTTCACCAGGGGTGTATGATGATCTGAAACTGATACATAAAACTCTATTCACTCCTGAGTTCAGAGTCCAGTACCAGGCTATTGGTAAGATCGGTGCCCTCATGAAATCCTGCACTCAAGCTGAATTTCCATCAAAGTTAACTGTCTCTTACTTTAATATGGCTTAGATTGATTGCTCTGTCTGCTGAACCACTCATTGAATTAGGGCTAATAGCCCACATTCGGACACGCTATGTTATAATTAATCTGAACAGTCTCTCCTTGGAAAGAGAAACAAGTGTATAAACCTCCATGACATTTTCTGGGAAATAGAGATCAGGAGCTGCTATATCATAGATTCTTAAAGGTATCTGATTCAATTGATATTAGATCTGCTATTCCACACATAATGGGCCATTTATCTGTATGTAGTTATTGTCAGGAACCCATCCATGTATTAGATGGTCTTGATTTTCTAGATATTGATACGATAATGAATCTCTGTGCCAGTGTCATTAGTAATTAGACCTAGCTTCAGTAGTAATTGTCAAAACTAGTAGCCAAGGCTATCAGAATCAACATCTAGTTTCAGCTCTAGAATAACCAGATGCTCAACTCTGTAGACTGTTCTAGAACCCCTGAGGCTAGCAGAACATTCTGTTATAAATAGAACTGTCTGAATTAGTATGGCAATGCCATACTATGATGATTTCAATTGTGAAACGACATAACTAACTATCAAGTTGTGTGCCTCTATTTGCTAAGTTTTTCATAATTTTGTTTCAATACTGTTCTACAATCCCCGGACTTTGTGT